AATTATGGTCGAAGGTAAAAGCACATTTGGGAAACGATAATACGTTGTTTGCAAAGAGGAGTCAACCAGATCAAAGGTCAGTAATACTGCCTCGGCTGTCTTTCCCCTTCTTCCTGCTCAATGTCTGACGGCAGCGAGACGAAGTTGCCTCGCCGGAAACGCTGCATGGCCATGATGAACACATCCACGTAGTCGTCATTCTTGCCCTTGGGGAAGGCGGCACACTCATGCACCAGATCTTCTGCAAAGGGTTCAAGCCCCGATGAGTCCCCCGGCACCCACACCACCCCGGACTCAAGCACAGGAGCAACCGAGTTGGACCGTGCAATGCGGTCGTTGGAGATGCCCCGCTTGCCCTTGGAGGGTGCGAAGGTATTGACCGGAATGCCCGCAAAGCGAAGCTCCTGGGCCAATGACAGCCCCGAGGCGCGGCCTTCGATCAACACATCGTCCGGTTCCCAATAGTCATACTGCTCTTTGGCCACGCGCTTTAGCTCAGGAAACTCCCAGCGGCCCTTGCGGGCATCAAGCAGCAGGATGTTGGGTCCGGCATCCTCTGTCGGGCGAAAGATGCCCCAGGTTGAAATGGCCGAGTAGTCGGCGGTCTCCGAGGACGAATACGCCGTATCGTATGTCTGGATAACGTGCTCCAGCGGCGGGATGACCGGCAGGCCTTCCTTGTCGCGCTTGTCCCATATCTGCCACCACTCGCGCTTCAGGATCGAACTTTCAACGCTGGTCGGGTTTTGCTGGTACTGGGCAGACCACCGGTAGGGGTCAATGGACTCCTTGGTGGCCATCAGCTCTTTCAGCGACCAGAACTCCGGCCAGCACGGCTTGCCGTTTGGCAGGACCGCCGGAAACTCAACCACCTCCCACTGATCGGCACGCGGGTTCTTGGCCGCTGCCCGCAGCAGATTGCCCACAAGGTCGTTTTCACCCCAGCGGGTCATGATGATGACGATTGCCCCGTTCGGTTGAAGTCGCTGCCGAGGACCTGTCTGGTACCACTCGTAGGCGTGCTGAAGGCTTGTAGCTGACATCGCGTCTGCTTCTGAATGGGGGTCATCGATGACGCAGTTGTGGCTGCGAATTCGCAGGTCATTCACGAACACGGTGAACTCGTGGTCAGGCTCGACCGTAATGTCCACCATCTCCGTTTTCTTGTTGCAGACGCGCACACTGCGAACAGGCACATAGCCTAAAAAATTCGCAGTGAACCAATCTTTAACCTTCAACAAGACGTTCATCAGACTTTACCGGTATCCGCTCAGATTTCGTAACGCCAAAAGTAACCCCCCGCAGAGTAACTTGCTCCGCTGGCGCACTTTGTTATCGCGGCGTAGCCAATGCCTGTCTGATCGGCGGCTTCTTTGGCCGAATCAAAAACGGCGATAGTCTGCTCGGTTGCTATGTCTATCTGGACGCAGCGTTTTTCTTTCTTTCTTGCTTTCTTGAACAGGTTAGCCCACCGAGAACTTACAACATTTCGATTCAAACCAAAGTGATCGCACCATTGCTGCAACGTCTTTCGTTCTCCGTTCATTTCGATTACGACGTTATCGCAACGGTTGTTTGCCTGCTGTTTTTTGTCCGCCCACCGAACATTGCCGGGCCAATACCCTTTGTCGTTGTCGATGCGATCCAGACTGTGTTCTTTGGAAGGAGGCTCTCCTACGTGCTCGTAAAAAGTCTTGAAACTATCTGCCCACTCCGGGCAGACATCAATGCCCCTTTTTTGGTACGTAGCAAACTCATCCGGGTTTCCGATCACCCCGCAACGCCGCCGCATTTCTTTCCAGATTCCGTATACCCGATTGGTCCTTGCGTTGACTTTAGCGTCCCAATACACGTTGTCCGGAGAGAAGTCTTTCTTCAAATCTTTTCTGCGCAGCAAGGAGTCTTCGGGTTTGTCGCCCATGTCCTGCAAAAAAATGTCATAGTCATGCCACTGAGGACAGACGCGAATGCCTTGTCCGCCGACCTTAGGGTAATCCTTGTCGTTTTCGTTGTAGCAACGACTCATCATGCTTCGCCAGGTTTTTCTGACAGGGTTTTGAGAAGGAAATTTGCTCCAGTCCACAGCCGTCTCCAGATTGTCGTTGTTTGCAACCTGTCACCTACCTGAACGTCTTGGGCTTGAACCCAGTCGTTACCGCGCCGATTTTGCTTTTTAACGCAGAAACGATGATTGGTCGATGACTCCAAATCACCGTTGAGTATAACGCTTGCTTCGTGAGTCGTCAACTTTTTACGAGTTACCTTCTGCCTGCCAAAGTGCGTTGTGATCTGATCGCCCTCCTTGACGTTGCCTATCGGCATTCTGACGCCATTGATCTCAACGAGGGTTTGCGGCGGGAGACACAGGTCTGCACCCCTTCCCGCCATGGCGCCACCTACGCCAAGTGCGTAATAGCGTCCGCCCTTGTCGGTATCCCACCGGCCCTTGGCCTTGGAGTCCGCTGCCAGCGAAAAGCCGGAGAAAATATCTCGGTAGGTATCCGAGTCAATCAGGTTCTTGACCCTACGGCCAAAGCCCATGGCAAGTTCCGCCGTATGGGTGGCTTGGATGATCTGCATGTTGGGCTTGCGCCCCATCATCCACGAAGGAAGCAAATAAGAGCCAAACTCCGATTTTGTATGACGAGGAGCCAGACAGACAATTAACCTTTTAAGTTTGCCCTGAGCCACCTGTTCAAACTTCTCAGCCATGATCTTGTGGTGGCGGCCAGGAATGAATTCCGGCCAGCAGTGTTTGACATACGACAGAAAGTCCGTCTGGCAACGCTCCTGGTTCTCCAGCCGAGCAAGCTGAAGCTCATAGCGAAGAATCTGGGACTCGATGTCCTTGTCCGGGGCCGTCGTCATGGCGTTATGGTAGGCAGCAGTTATCCACAGGTCAACTTACGCAAGCCCCACCCCCTCAGTGACGGCTCCCATGCCCCTCCTTGCCGAGCCATCAGAAATCAATCCATCCATCCAAGTAGGTTCTAAAAAAAACCGTCAGCTCTGTCGGGTTATTCAAAACGGGACAATAGGACAATAGGCCGGATGTTCTATTACTATTTCTGTAGAAATAAAAAAAAGGGGGTTAACCATTGGTTAACCCCTCTGACGCTTTTTTGGGTAGGGGGGTTAACCATTGGTTAACCCCTTTTTTTATTTCTTTTTTTCTTAATTGATTTTTTACTGTCCTATTGTCCTATTGTCCCATAGAGAAAAAAAAGAAGAAGAAAAAGAATCAGTTACGCAGCAGAGTTAATGGGTCATGTTAGCAGGACAATAATGATTCATGAATAACTATTGTCCCGTTTTGCATAAATGAGAATGATTCGCAAATGAGAACAATTCTCATCTCGTATGCAAAACGGGACAATAGTTATTCATGAATCATTATTGTCCCACGTTATTGTCCCGTTTTGAATATAACAAAATCTTTATTTCAGGGGCCTTTTTCCTTCCGCTTTGGGAGTACCTGAATCGGAGGGAGGGGTTTCACTCCGAGCGCCAGCACCTGTTTCCTTTGACGGGGGGAGGGGGTTCCCGCCGCAAAAGAGGGGCCTGGTTGGCGGCCTGGGCGATCCGAAATCAAGCAGGGGTCGTTCAGGGGCGGTTAGACCGAGCAGTCGTTCAGGCCGAGCAGGACCGAATTCTCAAATCGGGAGCCGAGCAGTCGTTCAGGCCGAGCAGGACCGAATTCTCAAAATAAGGGGTGGCTGTACGTATAAAACTTGATCAAGGACGCGACCACGCGAGCATAGGGGGGAGGGGGGTAAACGCGAATCGATCGCATTTGCATCTGATTCTCAATCGCATCTGTAAATGCGAATCGTTCTCACCTGGCGTGCGAATGAGAATCATTTGCAAATGCGAATCATTTGCAAATGCGAATCGTTCTTACCAGGCGATGCTGGCATGATCTTTGCATGGGCTGATGCAAGATCCGTGCCAACCCTGAAGCTGGCATGATCCTTGCATGGGTTGATGCAAGATCTGTGCCAACCCTGAAGCTGGCATGATCTTTGCATGTGTTGATGCAAGATCTGTGCCAATGTTGGAAGATTGACCTATTGATTTTTTCTATCGATCGCCTGGCGAACGATAGCTTTTGTCTATCGATAGAGGCTTGCTGTCGGTTTTAGGTTTTACGATAGACGGGACAAATGATATGAAAATTTGAGGTTGAGGTATAAAAATTTTTCATAATCAACCTTTCCGAATTGGCACACTACATGCACGCTTATAACCGCCAGGAATATACATATTCCAAATGAATATTTGTGCGTGCGCGGCGAGTGTATATGATGAATCCATCGACAACGCAACAACGGGAGACACAGACAATGATCGACCGCAACCTGACAATCTGCGACATTGCCAACGCGGACCCAGAAGATGACCGCCCAGTCGAGCAACTCATTACCGTCATTGCAGAGATTGCGCCACACTTGAATATAGAAGTGTGCGACGTGGCATACGATGCAGCTCACGAAACTTACTTCGCTCATTTGTATGATCCGGAGCAGGGCGGACTCATGGTAGACCTTCCCGTCTCATACTCAGACCTTCGCGCTGCAATCTTAAGCTGACCACCAAGCCACTACGGAGAAAAGACAATGGAAGCATACGCAAGAAACTCGATCCGCACGCATTATATTGGTGCGACCAATCATCGTGGCTCACGCATTGCGGCGTCATGCGATGGCCGCAAGCTCACGGTACCTTATGACCATGCGGCCAGTCGCGGCGAAGGGCCGCACGTAGTCGCTGCAATCGCATGGCTGGAGAAGTACATACCGGGCGCTAAGCTTGACCCGCGCGGTTTGAGCCACGCCGGAGACTACTATTGGACTTGGACTTATTAGGCCAATGATCAGCAGTCAGTAGCGCGCTACGGCGCGCTATTGAGTGCTGATATCGGCACGATCCGCCACTAGGAGTAAATGACCATGACCACCAACCACGATGATAGGGCCGCCATCCTTACCCGCGCTGTACTGCGCAAGCGCGCCAGCAAGGCGGAGGGATTAGCAGCAGTCAAGCGCTTGATTGAGATCGAGCTTGCCAAGCCAGTCAATGCGATTCCAGAGCTGGGTGACCGCGATCCGGCCATGTTTGACGAGCTTGTCACGCTGTACAGTCACTTCATGCCAGCAAAGCCGGGCAAGGCGCGCGACGCGTTTTCATGGGTTGCCAGCGCCGTGGCAGATAGCAAGGACTGCCGGTATTACCTGCACCATGTATACGCGGATGGTTCGCGCATCATTGGCACAAATGGCCATCGCCTGCATATCGCGCCTGATGCCCGCGCAGCCGGATTCTACTGTGCGCGTACCGGCGAGCCAATCGAGTGCGATGGCACATACCCAGATGTTGACCGCGTTATCCCTAAGCAGTGCGAAGGCGCGCCAATCGAGCTTGATCAGGCAAGCTTGAACGCGCACACAAGTTACATGGTCGGTAAGACACAAAAAGTAGCCTGCACGATCACGCGTGGCGACATCCTGGCCGGTTTTGATCGGCAGTACATGCTCGCTGCGCTTACCCTGCATGGCGCTGGCACAGCGCGGCTGCGCAGCGGCACAGACGCATTGCGCATCGATCTGCCTGGCGATTGCATTGCGGTTGTGATGCCGATCCGCCTGTAAGCAGTCAACCAGGATCCATGGCCAGGGACGGCCACAACCGCCACTAATCGAGGATCAGACCAATGAGTAAAATAGACAAATTTACAGCCGCGTATATCGAGTGCGCGCTATGGTGCGGGGTTTTCGATGGGGACGATGGCGACGCTGATTACAGCCGCACTTTGGAAGATCTGTCGCCAGATACGCTGGCTAGCATGGTCGAGGACTGCGCAGACTTCCAGAATAGCGCGCACGAACTGCTAGAACGATCCGGCCAGGATTGCGAACAGTCCGGGCATGATTTTTGGCTCACCAGGAATCACCATGGCGCTGGATTCTGGGATCGTGGCCTAGGCGACATTGGAGACCGATTGACCGAGGCGGCAAAAAACTATGGTTCCTGCGAGCTGTATCTAGGCGACGATGGCAAAGTTTGGAGCGCATAACATGAGCGCGAAACAGAAACAAATAATTCCACGCTTATTGCCACCACTAATCGAGGATCAGACCATGATGACCAAATATATTAGCAATGCTGGCATTGATAAATTGCAGCAATTCCTGCGCGACTATCACAGACGGGGCGATGAGATGTTTGAAAGCCACTTCAACGCATGGGCATGGACCGCGCTGGACAACCTGGCAGACGATGGCAATGCGTACATCGAAATCAGGTCAATAGACTCCCGGCTAGGCCGCGCACAGATATTGGACCTTGACGAGTACGTGATTGACCAGCCAGAGCACGATTTATCCGAACCTTCGTAGTGGTGGGTCGCGGTCGCTGGCCCGCGTCAACAAAGCCAGCACCTTAGTACCATCCCCTGGTCCGGCGGCGATAATGTCGCCGGACATCACCCTAGACTGAGGGACTGAGACAATGAAAATGACAGTGAATGAGAGCATGTTCCGCGATGCGTTCCGCAGCATCCGCCCGGAGAATTTCACCTATGAAGGCCTTGGTGCGCTGTTCGAGGTTTTGACCGACCTGGAGTCAGATGTCGGTGAGGAGTACGAGCTGGACGTTATCGCCTTGTGCTGCGAATGGTCGGAAGCTACTCTGGACGAGATCCGCGACAATTACAGCTTGAATGACGAGCCGGACGAGCCGATAACAGATGAGGCCACCCTGGAATGGCTGACCGAGCAGACCATGGCGTATGAGATTCCCGGCACCGACCGCGTGGTATATCTCATCTTCTGACCAGCCTCCAGCCTGTAGCGTCTGCCCACGCGGACGCTATGGGGTGGCGATTGGCTACCGTAACCTACTGGATTGATGTCATGAAAAACCGAAACCTGGAACTGTATCGAGCATTGTGCGCATATGTGGACGGGCGTCCCGGTCCTGCCAAGCGGCTGGGCCTGCGGCCGGTGTCCATCTCGGACGCATGGAGGGCGCTGGACCTTGCCGCGCGGCAGCTTACCCCTGCCGAGCGCGCGCGGGTGCTGGCTGAGGGGAGGGCGCAGGCATGAGCGACGATCGCACAATGCACGTTCCGACTTGGATCACCAACGTAACGCCGCAGGGCGAGGCCGATCGGCTGCTTGAAAAGATATGGCGGGCACGCGCCGAGATGCGGCAGCGCAAGGCGCGTTGCTTGTGGATCGACAGCGACAGTGAGCCGGGCGCATGGGCGCGGGAGCTGAAGGCGCGAGGGGTGCAGTCATGATCTCCCCAGCCGTCTGGGCCGTCGTTTTCCTGCTGTGGTTTATCCTGATGGTTTTTGCATACCTTCGAGGCCCTGTTGCGTGGCTTATCGTGGCCACTGTTGGGTTTGGCCTGATGGCCTGGCTGGGCGGCATCTGGTGACCGGGCGGGATCGGGTATTGTGGCGGGCGCTGCGACAATGGCGCACCGTCTCCGAGATCCTCAAGGCGACCGGCCTGCCGCGCTGCGCCGTAGATCGCTACTTGTGGTCGATGCACCAGGCCGGAGCCGTGAGGCGCAAGGTGCAGCGCACTGGATGCCGGCCACGGCACCTGTGGAGACGAGACGAGAGGCACCCACCGCCACCCATGGGCTGATAGAGGGAGCAGACACCAGACCTGCGCAACGTCTGGGATGAAGTATCGCTTGAGAGGGTGAACCATGCTGGAAGCAGTGCTGACCAGAATCATCGATTGGCTGTCAAAGTAAAGCCGCGATGAGGTAAAAGGGAGGGGCCGTCCATCTGGGCGGCCTTTCTCTTTTGAGCATCACGCCAGCCAGTCGAGGTCCTCCTCCAGCATCTCGGCAGGCAAGGCTGACCTGAGCGGGATGTCCTTTTTAGCCACCACGGTGTCGCTCGACTGCCCCCGCGCCTGCTGGTGCCGATTGATGGCAACCAGGCGGCTGATCGTCGGCTGGCTGCACCCGATCTCTATTGCAATATCTGCCTGTGCGACCCCTCGCGCAACAAGGTCGAGCGCGTGCTCTCTCTGCGCCTTGCTCAGTCGTCGCTTTCCTTTCACTCCGGCCATATCAATTCCCTCCTGTCAGTCCAGCCATGAATTTTCTTCGCTCTCGCCGGAATCCGGCCTCTCAGAATCGCCCACGGGCGACGATTGATGCTCCAGCAATGTCTTGGCCGCCGTCCGCATGATTTCGTCCTCTGCGGCCTCTGCGGCGGTCCTGGGCGCGTCTCTCACCACCTCGCCCTCGATGGCCCCGCCCCGCATCGCTAGGTATTCGCCCTTGAGCCGTTCCAGTTCCTTGCGTATTTCCTCTTTGCTCATCGACTCCAGACTTCCTGTCCTGACCTCCGAGCGCGAGACGTAGAGCGGTTCCTCGGCTGCTTTGCCTCGCTGCACCTCGGCGGTGATGGCTGCCTGCCACTTCTTGTCCGAGATGGCCCGGTCTCTCAGGTCTTTCAGGTCTCGCATGTGGCGGGCACGGGTGACCTGGTGCAGGGCGATCTCCTCATCACGGGCCGTCCTCAGTGCCGC